GAATTAGAGATTTATGTGCGTAAACTAGCAAGAAGTTACAAAAAGAAGAAATAGGTTGACCTACAATACTAATATGCATAAAATAAAGCATACAACAACAAGGAGAAAAGCATGATACACTATACAAGCACAATAATTAGCAAACACAAAACTGGTAAACTAGAAGGTTGGACCACTTGGATCAAGCGTGGTAGATCAAACCAATTTTGTAACGCATTAGATCAACACATTGCCGCTACACTAGATAACTTTTATTATGGGGAGACAGCGTAATGTTAAATGAATTACAATTAATCACAGTAAGCAATTGGTGCCAAAGTCAAACACTACAAGTAATACAGTGCATAAAAGATCTAGCAACAGACCCAACTACTACACAAATTATAATGAACTGGCATCCATTGTAATGATTTACATAGCAATAGGTCTAATAATAATATATTTCTTAATACCTTAAAAAAGGCATAAAGAGTCTAGGATAAATAAAAGTACAGCATCCTTAATAAGGAAACTAACCTCACAATGTCCCTTAGTTAAAGCATTGTGGGGTTTTCTACTGATTAGACGCTCATATCCCTTCATACAAGCGTGATCACTTAGAAGTGTACACTAACCCTTCTGCCTAATAATCTTACAAAAAAGAACTAAATACAAACGCTAATCAAACAGTGGGGGTTCTGCTTTGATAGGCGGGCCCAGACTGTTTGCATTCCTTGTTGATGTCTGGGCTTTTTTCTACGGTCTCATTTTGGATAAATAAACTTGTAATACAAACAACAAGGAAACCAAACTATGCACAAAGAATTAGAAAAGTTAATAAGAAGCCTCACAGCCCTATCAAACCTAGCTGTTATATACCTCACTATTACTTGGGGTTACGCAGCTGTAGAGTTTTTACTAAGGAGTTTACTAAACTAATGGCAGCCACATACAACATAACAATTAACCAGAATGCAGACTTCCGCAGAGCGTTTCAGGTTAAAGAAGATAATGTAATACTAGATATTACAAGTTACACATTCAGCGGAAGATTAAAAGAAACATTCAATCATTCAGGACATGTAGACTTTACAACAGCCATTGTAAATGCTGCTCAAGGCTCATTTAGTATAGCATTAACAGATGCTGAAACAGGAGCTATGGATCCAGGTACTTGGGTATATGATATTATTATGACTGATGATACTGGAACAAAAACAAGATTGATACAAGGCAACGCATTCCTAAAACAAGGAGTAACACCATAATGACTGTATATACAACACTACCAACAGATGATGAAAATTTAGAAGTAACAGTAATAGATGATCCAGATTTAGTTGTACTGAACATTAATCCTGCAGCCGTTTCAGGCGGTGGTGGAGGTGGATCAGGAACTGTAACTAATGTAGCTACAGGAACAGGCTTAACAGGCGGACCAATTACTACTAGTGGAACAATAGCTATTGATACAACAAGTGACATAACCTTTAACAGTGTTACCTCAGACTTCTTTGGTGTACAACACTTTGTAGCTAAAGCAAGAGAAACTATTACGGCAGGGCAACCTGTTTACATAAGTGGACATTCAGGCAACACACCAGAAGTATTAGTAGCTGACTTTGATGATCCAACTAAGATGCCAGCATTTGGTATTGCTAGTGCAGACATTGCCAACAACAACAATGGCTCAATCAGTACATACGGTGATCTAAAGAATGTAGATACAACAGGAACTGCAGAAGGTGAAACTTGGGCAGTAGGTGATGAACTGTTTGTTAATGGATCAAAACTAACAAATGTAAGACCAAGCTCAAGCACAGAAGAAATACAAAAGATTGCTAAGATAGTCCGTGTACACGCTAGCACAGGACAAATGTTCTTAATGGGTGCAGGTAGAAGCAATGATACACCAAACCTTGCACACTATAATGTATTCATTGGTAATGCTGGTGGTGTAGAACAAAGACAATTAGATTATACAACAGACATTTTAAACACACCTAACTTATCAAACTTTATTACCGCATCAAGCACAGACACATTAACAAACAAATCAGGAGCTATTAGCCAATGGACAAATGATGCAGGCTATATAACAAGTGAGACTGATAACCAAACATTAGCATTTACCACACCAAACCTCAGCATCTCTAATGGTAACAGTGTAGACCTTAGTGCATTAAACACAACTACACTGGCGTGGAGTGCAATTACTTCAACACCAACAACTATTGCTGGCTATGGAATAACAGATGCATTTGATGGTGCATACGGTAGTTTAACTGGAACACCAACTATTCCAACAAACAACAATCAATTAACAAACGGTGCAGCTTATATAACAGCTTCAAGCACAGACACATTAACAAACAAAGGTGGATCAAACTCACAGTGGACCAATGATGAAGCTTATATCAAAGCTGATACTACAGATACACTGAGTAACAAAACATTAACAGATCCATTTATAGATAACAGGTACACCACAGACAAATTCAGTTACTATACACAATATACTAACCCAAGTTGGAGTATATATAACACTCATTACCAGATTGCTAACTGGAAAGACAATGGCAATAATGTTGTTAACAGACAAAGAGTACAAACACCAAATGGTCATGCATTCTTTCAATATGATGTTATAGGAAGTGCAGATGATGGAACACACAATGTAGATATGTTTATCAAGGGTGATTCAAACCAAATAAAATCATCTACTAATACTGGAGCAGATGCGCCTTTGCTTATTGATGGTAGTTATATTAGCTTCTTTGGTGAATATGTATTTCCACTAAGTGACGGAACTGCTAACCAAGTATTACAAACAGATGGTGCAGGTAACTTAACTTTTGCAACAGTAAGTGGCGGAGGTGGTGGAACATTAGCTGGATTAAGTGATGTAAGTATTACAAGTGTTCAAAACAATGATCTACTTATGTACAACGGCACTGCAAGTGAATGGCAAAACACCAACCTAGGACTAACTGTAACACCAACACTAACTGGTGATAGCAGTGCAATTGGTGGCGGAAATTATACACTAACTGTAAGCAATCACGCTATATATGATGACCCTGCATATTTTGTAGAAGTTTACACAGGTTCAACTAAAGTTGTTGACAATGATGATGTTACAAACAATGGTGATGGAACCTTTACCTTCACAGCACCAGCAGCTGGCTCACATGAAATAAGAGTTAGAGCTCAAGACTTTGGTGACTTACAAAGTGAAATAGCAACCAAGGCACTAACAACTACAGCGTTTGGTGGTAACTTCCGTTATTGGAAACTAACAGGAGTAACTTGTACTCAAGGTAACTGGTGGATGTTGGCCAACATGAGATTGTTTGATGCAACTGGTCAAGGTGGCAATGCATACCCAGCCAATATGACAAGTGATACAACACCCACACCTTATGTAACAGATACCAACAATGTTTACAACGCCAGTTACCCAGCCTGGAAAGCATTTGATTCAAACACTACTAACTCATTTTATTGGGCAATTGGTTCAACCAACGGACCAGCAGATTGGCTAACAGTTGATTTAGGTAGTGCATATGATATTAAAAGTATGACTATTACTGCAGGTAACAATGCCACTTATGCACCAACTGGCTTTGAATTATATGCCAGTGCTACAGGAGTATTTGGTGGTGAAGAAACATTAATTTATACAGCAACTGGATTACCAAATGTAGCTGGCCAAGTAACAAACATAGGATAAGGAGAAACAAATGAGTTTAGCAACAGAATGTCAAACTGCAATATTTAATTATGTAGATGCGGACACACAAAGAAATGCAGCCTTAACTGGTGAACACAAAGAATATGTAACATTGGTTATACAAATGCTGCGTGATGCTTATAAAGAACAAAAAGCCGCAGGTCTAACAACCTTTACAGTACCAGATGATACTGCTGTATTCTTAACAGAAGAGTGTCCTTGGTAATATGGGTACAATTAAACTAAAAAGAGGAACAGGTTCACCAGCAGGCAGCATAGAACAATATGAAGTTGCTATGGATGTCAGTGACAAGATTCTCTACACAAGCACAGATGGAAGTGATGCAGTTGTACTAGCAGACAACACAGCAAACTTCTTAAGTACCAACACAACTGAAATAGACATTACAAGTGACATTGATATGAACTACAAAAAAGTTTCAAACATGCAGGGCTTCACTAACATTGCTACAAGTTTCCTTAATGCTGGTATTTTTAGTAGAGTAGATAATACCAACAATAACATACAACCAGCCTTTGAAGTAAGGCGTGATCTAAGTTCAGATGGTGCAGTCAGTGGTAAAGATCCACGCGGTGCGGCAATGAACTTTGTTATCCGCAGTGATGCTACCAACACTAATAACAGTGATCCATTTCAATATTGTGGTGGTGTAGCAGGACTAAGTGGAAGTGGAACCAATGCAGGTCCACATTGGATAGCAGGTTACACATATGACCCATTATATCCTTTTGCACAAAATACATTGTGGGAAGGAACCAAAGATGATTTTTACATTAACCCAGAACTAACAGTCAACAACAACACTCTAATAGATGCTACTGCCAGCAATCTAACAACTCCAATACTACATCTTAAAACAGATAACTCAAATTGGTTTGCAGGACAATTGATGTGCAGTGATAGTAATGGCAAAGTGTTTACACAAGTTGGACGCCATAACACAGGCAATGACACTTATCAATGGAACATTACATTAGATCCAGACAACAATGATTCACCAAGTGGTGCTTTTGCAGGTGACTATTTTGTAGCATTTGAAAAAGACTACAAAGTTCCATCAACTCCAGTAATGAGACAAAGAGTATTTGGAGCCAAAGGTGGATTTGAAATAAATGTAAATGATGACTACAACAGTGGTAGTCCAAACCCAGGGCCATTGTATCCAGGATATGGATGGAAACCAATTGTATACAATGTAGAAGCGTTTGAAGTTAAAGTAAAAGATTCAGATACAACCACTACTACAGCATTACATATAGATGAAGTAGATGCAGCATTTGAAGTACCAGTGGTAATGGCTAACAAAGCCAATGACCCTACAGGTGTAGACGGAATGATGTACTACAATACTACAACCAATAAGTTTAGAGGCAAGCAAAACGGAACTTGGATTAACCTAGATGGTACATAAGAATAACAGTTAAGGAGCTCTACCATGAGTAAAAATGAGGAACACACTGAAGGACAACAGGCTAAACCCAAGGGAAGACCAAAAAAAGAAATAGATGTAAATGTACTAAAGCATCTCTGTGAAATACAATGCACACTTACTGAGTGTGCTCATGTATTGGGTGTTAGTACAGATACACTAAAAAGGAACTATAGTGATGTTATCCAAATGGGCAAAAGCCAAGGTAAGATATCATTACGCAGAGCACAGTGGAAGAACGCTATAGAAAAGAATAATGTAACCATGCAAATTTGGCTTGGTAAGAACATTCTTGGACAAACAGATAGCCCACTGGATGAAGAAGCAGGAACTATCCTGCCTTGGACAGACTAATATAAGGTAAAGCTATTATGAGCAAAACAGATCACAAGTGGGCGGAAGTCACAGAACAAAACGCAAAAGATATTTTGGATATTAAACATAGTATTGATGTTATCAAAGATAATCACTTGAGACACTTGGAAGCTGATATGGCAAAACAATCCAAAGCAATTGAGAAGATTGACAACCGCATTTGGTGGGTGTTGGGAATCTTAGTTGCATCAACAGTAATAGGGATGATTAAAAATGGCTTATAAGAAAAAGAAAAAAGGCAAGAAGAAGTACGGCAAGTAAGATGAAGATAACTCCTGAACATCTTGACGCTTGGCGTATTATACCAAGAATACTAATACTGTGTTATGTGTATTTGTTTTATAGCAGCACAACATGGTTTATGGGATTAAGTGATCCAACTAATGCACAAGCAGGCTTTATTTCAACTGTGGTTGGCGCCGGTGCAGCATTTTTTGGGTTATATGTTAACAGTGGAAGCAACAAGGAAAAGTAAAATGAAGAAACACATTAATGATGAACACCACAACAAACATTTGAGTCAACCAAGACCAGGACTTAAAAGACAAGAGTTCAATAGCTATGAAATAGTAGATGGATGTTTACGCAAAGAAACAATAGTAAGAACATTCTTTGATGATGGAATACGCTATACAGATTCAAGCACAACAGTAACAATAACCAAATGCCTCTAAGTGAAGTACAAAAGATTGTTGCTGATGACCCTAATAGATTCAAGGTTGTAGTTGCAGGGCGTAGATGGGGAAAGAGTTTTTTAGCAATGCATGAAATTGCCAAACACGCTAGGTTTCCCAATCAAAAGATATTTGCAGTGTTTCCTAGTTATAGACAAGCAAAGCAGATACTTTGGGACCCAATAAAAGAAAAGTTCATTAGTTGTAGATGGGCAAAAAAAATTAATGAAAGTGATTTAACAATCACGCTTATTAATGGAAGTAAAATATATTTACGCAGTGCAGACAATATAGATGCACTCCGTGGTGTGAGCATGAGTTACCTTATTATGGATGAGGCAGCAATGATTGATCAAAAGATGTGGACTGAAGTTTGTAGACCAGCATTAAGTGATCAACAAGGCGGAGCAATGTTTGTTACAACACCCAAGGGCAAAGGCAGTTGGATATATGACTTATGGCAAGGTGCACATGGTCAAGACAACTGGAAGAGTTTTCAATATACAACACTAGAAGGTGGCAATGTACCACCAGAAGAGATTGAACAAGCCCGCAATGAATTAGATGAGAAATCATTTAGACAAGAATATGAAGCAAGTTTTGAACAATATGCAGGAAGCATTTATTACAATTGGGACAGTGCAACGCACATAAAGAAACAGGACAAAGACTTTAAGAAGAATGAAATACTACATGTGGCAATGGACTTCAATGTGGCGCCACTGGTTGCTGCAATTGCCAGAGTAAATGGAAATGAAATAAGTGTAATAGATGAGATTAGTATGGAAGGAAGCAACACATTTGAAATGGCAGAGGAATTGTTAAACAGATATCCAAACAACAGGATATGGGTTTACCCTGATGCAAGTGGACAAGCAAGAAAGACCAGTTCAAACACAAGTGATCATCACATACTAAGAAACAGTGGATTTGTACTAAAAGTAAGAAACATTAATCCACCAGTAAAAGACAGGATTGCAAGTGTGAATGCAAGTTTGAAAGCCACAGATGGAACTGTAAAATTAGTTGTAGATCCAAAGTGTAGACACTTAATCAAGTGTATAAGTGGACAAACTTATAAAGAAGGAACACAGATTCCAAACAAAGATGGAGTAAATGATCTTTCACACTTTAATGATGCACTAGGCTATCTAGTACATTGGATTAATCCTATTAGAAGAGATAAGCCAGAACACATGGACAGAAGTCCTCAGTTGTTTGGGCATTATTAAAAGGATAAATAACAAATATAGACTCAACAATTGATCACTGTTGAAAGTACTACCTTATAAGGAAAATATAATTATGTTAACATTAGAACAAATAGAACAAACCCATCCAAGCTACCAAGCAGTGGCTGAACAGGCTAATTATCATTACAAATCATATGTGGGTGGTGAATTGTATAAAAGTGGTAGTTACTTAACACAGTACATTGGTGAGAACCAAGCACCTGGAGACCAATATGGAAAGAGATTAAACTCAACACCATTAGATAATCATGTGCAAACCACTGTAGACATTTACAGAAGTTTCTTGTTTAGAACACTTCCCAAAAGAGAATTAGGACTGTTAATCAACAACCCATTAGTTAATGCGTGGTTGTATGACACAGACCAAGAAGGACAAAGCATGGACAGTTTCTTAAAGACTGCCAATGATTTAGCAATGGTACATGGAAGTACTTGGATACTGGTAGATAAGCCAGCATACAAAGTACAAACACAAGCTGAAGCAATTGAGTTAGGTATCCGTGCATACGCGGCTATGTACACTCCACAAAATGTTTTAGATTGGTACTATGAAAGAAACATTGCAGGCAAGATGGAACTAGAATACATCAAAGTAAGAGAATCAGAGAATGATCAATATGTTACATACACCTGTTGGCACAAAGACTTAGTAGAGAAATACAAAGTAGCCAAAGATGAACAAGGTGATCTAAGTAAAATAGTTGAACACACTGAACATGAAAACCCACTGGGTTACATTCCATTTGTTTTCCATGCACCTCTCAAAAGCCCTACAAAAGGTGTAGGTATTAGTTTGGTAGCAGATGTAGCCAATCACCAAAAGTTCATATACAATTGTACAAGTGAAATTGAACAACATATGAGAGTGGCAAGTCATCCAACACTGGTTAAACCAACAAGCACAGATGCAGTTGCAGGTGCTGGTGCAATACTTAACTTAGATGAAAGTGTTGATCCAGGATTGAAACCTTATTTGTTACAACCTAGTCTAAGTACAACAGACAGTATCTTAAAAACTATTGAAAATAGTGTACAAGCAATACAACGCATGACACATACTTCAAGCATACAAGCAACAACAGGTTCACCAATGAGTGGTGTTGCATTACAAACGGAAAGACAGTTATTAAATGCAAAGCTGGCGGACATAGCTGACACACTCAAAGAAACAGAATACCAAATGTGGATTATGTGGTTAGATTGGCAAGCATTAGGTATGCCAGAAGACTTCATTATTGATTATCCAGATACATTTGATATGAGAGATGAACACTTAGAACTAGACTTCTTAATGAAGGCAAGAAGTGCAGGTGTAAACAACACTATGTTCCAAAATGAAATAAGCAAACAAGTAGTTGCACTCACAGTAGATGATGATGAACTACAAAGTAAAATATTAACAGATATGGATAAAGAAGACTTTGAACCACATGAAATGACAGACCCTATGAGTGGCAAGACAGTTGTTGCAGAAACATATGAACAACACCTAGCACTTGATGAAATGGGCTTTACACATGAGGGTGAATAAAGTTGGCATTCAATGTAAAAAAACATGATAAGGTAATTGACAAAACCTTAAATGAAATACAGGACAACATATTTGATAATGTTAAGGCATTGGAAAATCAAGTAGCTGATATTGTTGCACAGGAACTAACACCAGAAGCAACACGGCCACAGATTATGCAAGCATTTGAAACACACAGCAGAGAAGCAAGAAGTTCAGCAGCTCCATTAACAAATATCAGCAGTGATGTACTAGAACAAAGCAGCATTCCAACAGATAGTGCAGACTTTCAATCACAAAGTACACTGTTGAGTGTGAGTGAAGATCAAATAAGCACTTCAATGACAAGTGGTGGTGAGGATGTTGTTAAAACAATAGTACTAGGAACTGTTGCAGGTATAGGTACAC